TTGTACTGAGTAACTTGATCAACCAAGGTATCCAGTACTTTGCCATCAAAAAGCAGGTATACGGCCTACAACCCAACAAGTACGAGTACACCTTACCTGATGGTGGCGTAGACGTCTTAAACGCCCTATATCGATGGATGACACAGCCTACTGGTACCTACACCTCAAGTGCAGGCGGAACCGCTTCAAATGTGGCTGATGACAACACAGCGACTTATTGCCAGCAGACTAGCGCTAACGGAAACATCGTTGTTGATTACGGATCAAACAGCCCACAGTACATTGGATCGATTGGACTGATGCCATACGTGGTTGGTGGTGGAACAGCGACATGGAGTTACTACTTCCAATCATCAAGCGACAACACGAATTGGACAACGTTGTACACGGCGACCGCGGTGACGGTGACGGATGGGCAGTGGATATGGCAGGACTTGGACCCCGGCGCCAATGTCCAGTATTACCGCATCTTGGCTTTTGGCGGCACTACCTTGGCTATTCGTGAGTGGTACTTGGGCGTCAACTCCACAGAGATAACCATGGCTCGTCTGAACCGTGATGACTACACGAATTTGCCCAACAAGAACTTCACGGCCAACCAGCCATTTCAGTTTTGGCTAAATCGCACAATTCCTAATGCGACGATCACGTTGTGGCCAACACCACAGAGCGCGTTCTATCAGATGACTGTTTGGTATTCGAGCCAAGTTCAAGACGTTGGATCATTGAGCAACTCGTTGGCTATTCCAGATCGATGGTTATTGGCAATTCAAAGCATGCTAGCTCACCAAATGAGCTTAGAACTTCCTGCAATTGATCTAGCAAGAATACAATATCTAGAAGCGCAAGCTGAGAAGTATTTCATCATGGCTGAGCAGGAAGAACGTGATAAATCGCCGATTTACTACAGCCCGAACATTTCAGTTTACACAAGGTAAAGATGCCAAGATTTTTGGATACAACAGGTAACGCTTCGATAGCGATTTTCGTCTGCGATAGATGCAAGATGAAGCGCGCGATCGTAGAGGCGATGCCTGATCCGAACTTCCCCGGCCTCAAAGTGTGTCAACAAGGATGCGCAGATCAAAAAGACCCATACCGTTTGCCTGCTCGTCAGACAGAGAAAATAACCCTTCGTTTTCCACGACCAGATGTGCCGCTGACAGAGACAGTGGTGCCTTACACAACGTATGGTGGCTATGACAATGGGTCATCTTTGACAGACCCCGGCTTCGGAGATTAAACACAAATGGCACAGTCAGGATACACCCCTATATCGTTGTACTACAGCACCACGGCTGCTGCGGCCCCGTCGTCGGGGAATTTGGTTGCAGGCGAACTTGCGCTGAACACCGTGGATGAAAAGTTGTACTTTAAAAACAGCGCGGGCACCGTTAAGTTGTTGGCCTCCAACACATCATCTAGCGGCACCGTTTCTTCGGTGGCGATGTCTGTTCCTTCCTTCTTGTCAATAGCTGGATCCCCAATCACCACAAGCGGGACTTTGGCCGTTACCTATTCTGGGACAGCGCTTCCAGTTTTAAACGGAGGCACGGGAGTTACAACTTCTACGGGTACTGGCAATAATGTTTTGTCCAACAGCCCTACATTGGTGACGCCTGCTTTGGGCACGCCCGCTTCTGGTGTTCTTACAAATACCACTGGCTTGCCTTTGTCTACCGGCGTTACGGGTACTTTGCCAGTTGCCAATGGCGGTACGGGTCAAACAAGCTACACAGACGGCCAACTTCTGATTGGCAATACAACTGGCAACACATTGACAAAAACCACGCTTACCGCTGGAACTGGCATATCTATTACCAATGGTAGTGGCACTATTAGCATAGCTGCCACAGGAGCTGGTGGAACAGTCACATCGGTTGCTCAGTCATTTACTGGCGGTATTATTTCTGTTGGCGGGTCTCCGATTACATCAAGCGGCACTTTGGCTTTAACTGTAGCTGGAACAAGCGGGGGCATTCCATACTTTACCAGCGGTACTGCTTGGGCAACATCTGCCGCCCTTGCTGCAAATGCAATTGTTCTCGGTGGAGGCGCAGGAGTAGCCCCAGCCACTACCACCACTGGAACTGGCGTAGTAACCGCGCTTGGTGTGAATACTGGCACAGCGGGTGCTTTTGTGGTGAATGGAGGTGCTTTAGGTACGCCATCTTCAGGAACATTAAGCAGCACTACGGTAGATGGCACAAACGGAGTGGGGTACATCAACATCCCACAAAATGCACAGACTGGCAGCTACACACTTGTGGCGGGGGATGCAGGCAAGCACATCTACCATGCTGCGGCGGCAGCGGCGGCTACTTACACAATTCCTGCTAATGCTTCTGTTGCTTACGCAATTGGAACAGCGGTGTCTTTTGTCAATCTGTCCACAAATGCGGTTACCATTTCCATTACAACGGACACTTTAACTTGGGCGCAAGGCGGTGGTTCTGGAAGCAGAACGCTGGCGCAATATGGCGTGGCAAACTGCTTGAAGATCACTTCAACTCAGTGGATTTTGACTGGTACAAACGTAACATGAGCGGTATCCTAAACGCCTTTGTCGGTGGCTCTTACGGAGTCCCACCAGCCAATACAGTTGCGCCAGCCGTTACTGGAGCCACCACTTTTGGCTCTACACTAACGACCACCAACGGAACGTGGACTGCTACGCCAGCAATAACTAGCTACGCTTACCAGTGGTATCGTAGTCCAAGCACGGCGATTGGTGGAGCGACTTCTAGCACCTATGTACTTGTTCAAGCAGACGTGGGTAGCACGATTTATTGTAAAGTTACAGCTACTAACCCTGTGAGTAGCGTTTCTGCCAACTCGAACACCACAGCAACTGTTACAGCGGTTGTTGCTGGAGCGCCAACAATTGGCACAGCGACCAAAACAGGTTCTACAACCGCTACGGTGGCTTACACCGCACCCGCGAGCAATGGTGGTTCGAATATAACCTCTTACACTGCGACTTCTTCGCCCGGAGGAATCACGGGTACGCTTTCGACCGCTGGCTCGGGAACGATAAGTGTTTCTGGCTTGACTCGTGCTACAGCTTACACATTCACCGTTGTTGCTACAAACGGCATAGGCAACAGCTCTGCAAGCGCTGCAAGCAACAGCATAACCACCGACGCTACTGTTCCCGGAACTCCGACCATCGGTACAGCTACAGCTCTTACTTCTACGACTGCATCAGTTACTTACACTGCACCAGTGGACAATGGCGGTGCGACGATTACTTCGTACACTGCGACTTCTTCGCCCGGAGGAATCACTGGTACGCTATCGACCGCTGGCTCAGGAACGATCAGTGTTTCTGGTTTATCAGCAAGCACCAGCTATACATTCAAAGTTTATGCAACCAACTCAGTTGGCAACAGCTCGCAAAGCTCTGCCAGCAATAGCATAACAACACCTTCTGCTCGTGTTACAGCTGCAATAACTATCAGCGCTAGTACCCAGAACTACACTGCCAACATCTCTAAGGTTACAGGTTATTCGTCTGGATTAACTGATGCTACCTTCACCATTAACAATGCTGTTGTTGTTGGTTCTGCTTCCGCAGGTTCTTACGCCTTTACTGTAGACACCTCTTGGGCTGCTGGCGATACGGTAGCTGTTATAAACAACGGTACTGTTATAGGTTTTGGTGGTACTGGCGGCGCTGGTGCTACTGGAGACTCCAGCGGCAATAACACAGTAGGTGGGAATGGAACTTCTGGAGGCCCTGCGGTATCTGTTGGCAGGACAACTTCTTGGACTAACACCAGCGGTGTTGCTGGCGGCGGCGGCGGCGGCGGAGCAGGTGGCGGCTCTTTTGATGTATTTAACGGCGTAAATTATGACTTTGCTGGCGCTGGTGGTGGTGGTGGCGGACGAGGTAATACTGGAGGCTCTGGAGGTACTGCGTCTACTGGCACTGGCGGAGTTGGTAACGGCACTAATGGAAATGCTGGTACAAGTGCTTCGGGCGGCAGTGGCGGAGCAGGCGGAACCTTTACAAATGGGGGTGGAACTGCTGTTAGTCAAACTGGCGGAAATGGTGGAGCATTAGGGTCTGCAGGGTCATCTGCTACTGGTGGTTCTGGTCCAGATGGTTCGGGTTCTTCTGGAACTGTTGGTGTTGGTGGGGCTTGTTTAGTTGGTAAATCTTTTGTTAACGGTGGCGCTGGTATTACTGGCGGCACAATTGGTGGAGGTCAAACGTAATGGACTATCGTATTATTTCTGCGGATGCGGCAATTGGGCAAATCCAAGTAACTTACAGCAATTCTGGAGCAGACATTGCAACCTACGCAATCGACGTACCAATCGTTGAGGGTGCATTTTTGACGGGTGATGCGCTTGTTGCAGAAATCCAAAGCCGCGCCCCTGTTTGGTTGGTAGAGCGCAAGAGTTCTACTTCTACTGCAACTGGTTTTGACTCAATTGTCGAACTTGCTCGACCAGAGCGGGAAGCTGCCGCCGCTAGAGTTGCCGCCGCACAAGCTGCCGCTGAGGCAAGCCTAACTTACGCGCAAAAGCGCCGTAAAGAATACCCACCAATGACCGACTACCTTGACGGCGTTGTAAAGGGTGATCAGGCACAGATTGACAAGTACATAGCTGACTGCTTGGCGGTAAAAGCTAAATATCCTAAACCCTAAATAGGAAGCATCATGGAAAAACTATTTTTGTCCGTTCAAACTGTAAATGCTGTTCTCGGTTATTTGGGTTCTCGCCCTTATCAAGAGGTCTACCAGCTAATTGAGTCCGTACAAAACGAAGCCAAGAATCAGCCTATACCTGCGCCAACGGAGTAAAGATGAGCGATACGCACGAACTTGCCACGGAGACTGACAAGCGCCTTGCAGTACACGAGGCAGTTTGTGCTCAACGTTATGAAGGCATACAAAAGCGTTTTGACGATGGATCAAAACGTATGCAACGTATTGAATACATTTTGTATTTGATCGCCGCTATGACTTTGTTTGGGTCAACCAATGGGGCTGAAATTTTGATGAAGCTCTTTGTAAAGGGGTAACCCATTGATCCATTCTCCCTCCTCCTCCTTGCTCAAACCGCAGTCTCTGCCATCAAGTCAGGGTGTGACATGCTCCATCAGGGGCGCATGGAGATCGAGGGCGTTAAAAAGACTGTTGACCAAGTTATTGGAGACGTCAAAGCCCTCAAGGGATTATGGAATTGGTTCGTTGGTCTGTTCTCAGCCAAGCCCACCGCCCCCAAGCCTTTGGCGAAAAAGACGCCAAAAAGAGCTTCCGCACCCAGTGCGGATCCTCAATCCTACGAAGAGTTGGAGTCTAAGTTGCTCCACGACATTGGAATCCAACTTGGAACTCTCTTTGACGCACAACAGCAGATCAATGATCACTACCATGCACTAGAAGAGGAATCAAAGACCAAGTTCAATCCTGAGCAAAACACCAGCAAAAAAGCGATCGAGCGCGTACTAATCGAGCTTCAAATGGAGCAGTTGATGGTTGACGTCAGAGAGGCAATGGTGTATGCGCCTCCTCAGCTAAAAGACTTGTACAGCAGGTTTTTAGTGATGCACAAGAAGATTGAGCAAGAGCAGGCATGGGCTAGGTCAGAGACAATTCGTAGGGCTAGGATGGCCAGATGGAAGAAAGAGCAAGACGAAATTTGGTTTATTGAATTAACAAGTGGGGTAATTGCCGTGATGTTTATATCAATGTTTTTTGGATGGATGATGTGGGCACTACGAAGCTTGTCTGGTGGATATTGATAGGGGTGGCCATATGCATCATTGTTGGAGTTACCTCGATGGCGTATGTGGAAACCCTGTACATGAAAGCTCAGCTCAAGCAGGAAATCAAAGAGTTGCGCAAACTTAAACGTGAACTAAAGGAAAAATGATGCTTACCCTTCTCTCTACCCTTCTATCCTTCCTTATGGGTGGCCTGCCCAAGTTGCTGGAATTCTTCCAAGACCGTGCTGACAAGAAACATGAACTTGCTTTGGCGGCCATGCAAACAGAGCGTGAGCTGACCTTGAAGAAGGCTGGCTTAGAAGCTCAAGAACGTATTGAGCATATCCAGACGGAGCAGGTGCAGATCAATGCTGACGTCACCAATGCTCAGACGGCTTTGCAAGAACGCCAAGCCCTGTATGCGCACGATATCGAGATCAGCAAGGGTGCGTCACAGTGGGTCGTTAATGCACGCGCTATGGTGCGCCCTGCCCTAACCTACGGTATGTTTGCCTTACTGGTGTTTGTCGATGTGGCTGGATTCTTATATGCATGGCATTCAAACGTGCCATTTACTGAATGCTTAGACCAGTTGTGGGATAACGATACCCAGTTGATTTGGGCTTCTATCGTTGCGTTCTGGTTTGGTTCACAGGCGTTTGAGAAGAAATGAACATAAGTCAGCGTTGTATTGAGGACATCAAACATCACGAAGGTGTCCGACAAAAGCCTTACCGAGATAGCGTCTATTTATGGACAGTTGGTTGCGGTCACTTGATGTATGACTCACAGGCTAAGTTGCCTGTAGACCAAAGGGCGGCTATCCAGTTGCGCCCAGAAGATAACCGTGTGTACCCGATGGAGGAAGTCGATGCAATTCTTAGAGCAGATCTGGCTCGTTTTGAGCGGGGTGTATCAACTCTATGCCCAGTTAGTCTTACCCAAGGCAACTTTGATGGCCTCGTCTCTTTTGCTTTTAATGTTGGTCTGGGAACACTACAGCGCTCAACCCTCCGTCAGAAGGTTCTTCGCGGGGATATTCAAGGCGCGGCGGACGAATTCTTAAAGTACAACAAAGCTGGTGGCAAAGTCTTAAAAGGATTGGTAACTAGGCGCAATGATGAACGCGCTCTTTTCCTGTCATAGGCTTGCCGCCATCAGCGAGTAATGGGACAATAGGGCAACTATAAAGGGCACACATGGCGACAATCATTACAGCCACAGTAAATCCATCATGGGTCATGACCTATGACAGCCTGACTTCGACTGTGCTTCAATATCTTGAGCGTAGTGATGCCGCGGTAGTTGCCGCTATCCCTACATTCATCACCCTTTGCGAATTTGAAATCGCACAGGAAATCAAAACTTTGGGACAACTCCAAGTGGCCACGGCCAACATGAGTCCAAACAATCCAATTTTGGCCAAGCCAGCGCGTTGGAGAAAAACTGTATCCATGACGGTCAATACTGGAACTACAACACAGCCAGTCTTGTTGCGCAAGTTTGAGTATTTGATGAACTATTGGCCAAACTCGTCATTGACAGCAACGCCCCTGTACTACTCAGACACTGACTATCAGCATTGGTACTTGGCACCTACGCCAGATCAAGCATACAGCTTTGAGGTCTTGTACTACGAGCGTATTCCGCCCTTGAGTACAACAAACCAGACCAATTGGCTTACCCAGTACGCTCCAAATGCGATGCTGTACGGAACCCTATTGCAGGCTATGCCGTTTCTAAAGAACGATGCGCGTGCAATTTTTCAGCAAAAATATACAGAAGCCATTACCGCACTGAAGACAGAAGATGTCGCTCGTGTTGGTGATCGTCAAGCAATAGCCGTGGACTCCTAATCATGACAACGTACATCGATCCCTACACAGGCGTAACTATCAACCCTTCACAAGTTGGGTATGAAGCGCTAACCATCAGTACAGACACCACCCTACAGTGGCCTATAAATGGCAACACTGGAAGCGTTGTTGCCAATCAAATTGATGTCACTGCCACCGTAGCCAGCCTAAAACTGTTCATGCCTTCTGCGACGCAAGTATCGACTGGCGCAAGCATCATCATCCGTAATTCTGGATCTAACACATTCACTTTGGTAGATACAAGCGGAAACACAATTATTGCGATCACTTCTG